CATAAGGGTCTTTACTAAAAGAACTCCTATGATAATAAGCTGATTCTAAATCAGCTAAAACTCTTATGCCTTCTTTTGTATTAAAAGTAGTTTTATAATCTCCTTCTAATTGTTTTAATTGCTTATCTGCATTATCTATCATTATGCTGTTTCTTCAAGTTCTGTGCTAGCTTGTTGTACTGCTTGGTCAACTTCGGGTTGTGCTAAAGTTTGCATTGCAGATGCTTCATCTTTCATAGCTCTTGCTTGTTCTGCCATCATTTGTTGCTGTTGCATTTGTTGTTGTTGAGCTGCACGTTGCTCTCTGATTTCTTCAACTTCATCTTCTCCTCTTAATACACTTTTTGGTACACCTAATAATGTTGCTCTCATTCTTATAGCTTTATCATTATCAATTAAATCTAATATACTAGGGTCAGCTTGTCCAACTTCCATAGCTAATTGATACAATCTTTCTACAGCAACAGCTTCTTCCATTCTTTGTGAACGTGCTAATGGTCCAATAAATTCAACATCTAACTGTTGACCTTGCATTATTTCTGGTGGTGGTCTAAATGCTCTTGCTCTAAACATAATTCCAAAAACTCTGTCTATTAATGGATTTAAAAACTCTGATTGAAACCTACCAAGTGTTGGTCCAAGTAATCTTTGCATAAGTTCGTATCTAACTTGTACTTCTGTAGCAGTCATTTGTGGACCATCTTGTAATTGTAACTGGTCAGAATAATATGCTTGACGTATTGCTGTTCTTAATTGAGTTTCTTTTAAATCAGTTATTTGCCAATTACTTGCAATTTGTAAAGGTTTTATTGCAGCATCGTTTCTTACTACAGTAATACCACCTGGTGTCATTCTTACTCTACCTATAACTCCATCATCTTGTACTAATAATGGTGGGTCAATAGCTTTAGACCATGCTTTTAATCCTATTTCTACAGCTTTATTTAATGTTTTAATATCTGGTAATGCATTATAAGATGGTGAACGTCCATAAATTTCTCCAGTTGCTTTTGCCCATCTAGGGACAAGAAATGGAAATTCATTATACCCACTTACTCTTACTACCATTTTATCTTCAATACATAGATGACAAGAATGAACTGGTAATTTTATTGGGGATTCTCCAAAAACTCTTTCGTAATCTTCGCTAGGTTCTACAGCATGTATAAAATTAAACATTTTATCTGGTTTATCTGCTGCAGCTTGTAATATTTTTTCGCCTAAATTATCTTCACCAAATTCTTGTACTGCTTGTCGTGCTGATAATTTATATTTTCTATATACAGTGTCTACATATCCATTAACATTTTCTTTAATATAATATTCTGCAATATGCAACGTGCTAAAATGTATTAAATCTTTTTCAAAACCATCTTTACCTTCTTCAATAAAAATACATCCTGTACCTATTGATGTCATATCTAAATATAATTCATGTACTTCTGTGTTAAAATTTGTTTCATTAAAAACTTCATACATTTTTTTTGCAGCGTCTTCTAACCACAATTGTACTTCTCTATCTTCATTTAATTCTTTATTTCTTAATTTTATAGAAAACCATTGCAAAGATGGTGACGTTAATGTGCCTTGTAAACTAGCTGCAAGTAAATTATTAGCAGTAATAGCTGTTGAATCAAATAATATTTCGCTTCGTTTTTCCCCTTTTGCTCTAATAAATGTTATTTCTGCTTTTCTTGGCATTACATAGTCAAGTATTTCTTGCCAGTGGTCTTCCCATGTACCTCTATCTGAATCCATTGCAGATAATCGTTTTTTAAAATATTCAAATTTTTGCGTAGAATCCATTAACCTAACAAATATCCTTTACTTACATCAGCTTCTTCTGTAACACCTTGACCACTTGTCATAATAGTTCCAGATAAACCACCTTGTCTTCGTTTAATATTAGCTAATCTTACGTTTTCAAGTCTAGCATCTTCAGCTTTTTCTTCTGCTCTTTGTTGTGCTAACAAGCTAGCTGTTTTATCTTTTGGTTTACCACCAAACAATGCGCCCATAGTTGCTCCTTAAATCCATGTACATTCATCTTTTATCATACCATAAATTGCAACATCTAGTAATTTATTCTTTCTTTTTATCATATTTCGTATGCTGCCTTCTTTTTTAAAACCAACACCCTCTATTAATTTTTTAATTCTTAAATTTTTTTCATCTACTGTAGCAGTTGCTCTGTGACAATTTACTTTATTAAAAATATAATCAAACATCATTTTTACATATTTTCTTTGACATACTCTAGGGTGTTCTATAGCTAAATGTATAAATAAATTATGTCCATCGTATCCAGAAAACAAGATACATGCTAATATTTTGCCATTTTCTGTAAATCCAAGGTATGTTGAATCTTCTAGTCCTATGTCTAAATCTGCTCTTGGTTGTAACCAATCAAAAAATTCTTGTCTGCGTTCAATTGAATTAGTTACTTCAAACATTATCCTAATCTTGGTTGTGTAACACTAGCTTCTTCTGTAACACCTTCTGCGCCACCTAAAACAGTACTTGTTCTACCTGAATAACCTGACATTCTTTGGCGCATACCAAGAGCTGCTGCTGCAGTATTTAATGAATCTTTTGCTGCTGGGTCAGATGGTGCAGGTTTTGTTTTTTTTTTACCTATACCTAAACCACCCATAATAGTTTTTCCAACACCACCTATTACGCTTTTTACACCTCTAAATATAGCTCCAACTGGTCCTCCACCTCTACCCATTATGATTTACCTTTTTTGAAACCTGATTTCATATTAGCGTAAGCTTTTGCACTAATAGTAGATTTAGATTTAGGTCTACTTATACCTTTTTTCTTTCTTGCGTTAATGTTTGCGTATAATCCTGGTTTCTTTTTAGTCATTTAGGTTTCCTTTTTGGTGGTCTACCTTTTTTAGTTCCGTAAGTTCCTTTTCCACTTGGCATATTTATCTCCTATGCAAAAACATTAAATTCAGATTCTGCTTGTATGTAAGTAGGTTCGTAATTTTTTACCCTAGCTTTTCTTAATGACATAACACAATATCTCATTGCAGAAATAACATCATCGTTAATGGGTACAATTTTTCCGTCTTTACGATGATACATACGCAGTTCTTGTAATAGTTTATCTTGGTTTTTAAATATTTTCAATCTTTTTGTCTGCATACGAGTATACATTTCTTGTATCCCAGCTTCAACTGAATTGCCACCTGTGCCATCTCTTTGTCCTTGAGATGGTGGATTACTAAAATGTTCTCGCAACATATTACAACCTTCTGCTCTATATTGTTCTGTAAGTGATTTACCAGAACCTTTATCTGCTTGTCTACCATCCATAGGCCATACAACTGGTATCCAAGTACCTCGACCTTTAATTGCAGATGCATGGATAGGTACAGCTTCCTGTCGCATAGCATAACTATCATAAACATATGCTATATCTGCATCTCTATCCCATGCAATCCACACAGCAGCAGTAGGGTGATTCCACCCAAAATCAATGCCACATAATCTTGGCCAGTATGTAGGTATTTCTATTGGGTCACATATAATATCATCTTCAGCAATAGGAAAGACAAGACCAGAACCTAATTGTGGTATGCCTTGTTCTCTCATTTTTCTTTCGTGTGGTGGCAAAGCAGCTAATATCTGTTCTCTTACATCTGCTGTCATATGAGGTGCATCGTCCCACCCAGCTTGTACTAATGCTTGTCCTGGTTTTAAATTGTTTACAAATTGTGCAACTGTTTCTGTCATTCCATTTTCAGGAGTAAAAGTCATAAATACAATACCACCTCTATCTGCAGTTCTTGTTAATGCTTGACTATATATTGGTCCTGGTGGTTCTTCATCTAGCCATACTACATCTACAGCTTCTCCCATCCATTTTTCTTTACCCATTTCATATGCTTTAAACCCTAATCTTGACCAACCACCTGTAACGTGTTTAACAACAAGGGAGTTATGAGCATTAGGTACACCTGGTTTTCTTGTAGTTTCGCCTATATCTTTAAGTGGTATAGAGCCAGTACCTCTAGCTGACGGGTCATCGGGTTGTCCTACTAATTCTTTTTGGCATATATCCCTAGTTGTTTCGTTAGATGAACCACCTGCCCATGCTCTAATAGGTCTATCAAATTTTTTTCCTTCCCACCAGTCAGGATATTTGCCTGTTAGATGTATTGCTAGTTCTGTTGCACCACAAAACGACTTGCCTATCCTATTTCCTGCCATAAGTAATCGTTGTGATGCTACAGTATTGTGAAATTTTTTTTGATAATCGTAAGGTTTATAGTCTGCTAATTTATTTGTAGCTTTTCTATGCTCTAATTCTTTAGCTATTTCTACTGCTCTTGCTAATTCTTCGCTCAATTTAGTATTTTATCCTTGGTTTTTGGTATCATTTCTAAATCTAACTCCCAATAATGGCTATATAAATCGTCTAATGGCTCTGCAATCTCTCTAATTATACGCATAAGCTCTGCATCTTTACTATAAGTAGTACCACAATAATAAATAACTGCTGTTACTTTTTGGTGCAAGACCTCAAAACTCTTTCGCAGTGCGTCAGGTTGCATAGTTAACTCTAGTTAATATCTTTTTTATCTACAAAAATAGAAGATAATAAATGATTTAACTCTGTTTGCAATTCCTCGTCAGTTTTTTTACCAGTAACATCTTCAACTTTGTGCGTTGTTTGATAACCAGTTCTGTCCAAGATAGAATTAATTGCACCCAACCTTACCGAAGGACTTATTTTTGGGTCTTCGGCCAATGCTTTTAATTTATTAACTGCCATTAGTACAGCACCTGCCATTAATTTTCTAGTAGCATTTTCAATTTCGCCTGCAAGCTTGTTTTTTAACTCATAACCCTGCTGTTCTGCAGATTTTTCTGAGTACCCACTTTTAATTGCTGACTGTTTTGCATTACCTGATTGGCTATAGTGCTGAACAAACAGTTTTTGTTGCTCTGTAAGGATTTTACTCATATCTATATCTTACAAACCTATAGGTATCTTGTCAATAAAATGAGGTTAATATTGCGATTTTACCCTCCACTGTGGGGATTAATCCATTAGTATGTCCATGCACGCGCGCTTTGGGGGTGGGGGGGGTGTCGGTGCGTGTGGGAGCATTATAATTATGGTCTTGGCTCATCCATGATAGGAATGTTACCTTGCCATATCAATATTACTATATGGAGTCGTTTTATTAATGTTGTCTTACTATATCAATATTGGCATTCAACATCTACATATACTAGATAGTATGGTCGGCAAACTGACCTATATAAATTATTTTAAAATAACCCCTTGCAATTCTGTTAACAGTGATTAACATACTATTGTAGCCGTAGGAAGCTAACATTAAATAAGGAGGAAGATACAATGTCAGAGGAAACTAAATTTAGTACTCTCAACGAAACTGAGCTTAGAGAAAAGCTTGTAGAATTGGATTCAATGTTGACTGAATATTCTGCAACTCAAACTGAGCTACGTAGAGCCATCAAAACTATTTTAAATTTTGCTGGGCTTGATGTTGATGAAGTCGTTACTGCTGATGTGGAAGGCGAGATTAGAGATTGGGTTGAAGACCAATTAGACAATCTTTACATTTCCAGATAGCTGGATGAGCGCTGAGGTAAGAGGGCGCTTTTTTTCTGATTGTATCAAACAACATTATGTTAAGAAGAAATGCTGATAAGGAACTTCTAAAACTTTATAAAAGTGTCGCTGTACAACATGTGGACAATGTTTTGCAAATTACTTGCCCAATTAAACGAGCTAATATCTTGTACAGATTCATCACACACATGCGCGAACGCGTATCGATATCCGATAGGGATTCGTTATGGTTATGGAGCGTAGATATGGGATGGCACAATAATGGTGGATACTCAGATACTATAATTCAAATGATTAATGAGATTGTAGGAACGAGTAAGGAGGAATTAGATTATGTCAAAGCAAATTAAAGTAACTTTGAATGGAAGAAGGCAGATTGCTTATACAATTGATGTTTGGATTGATGAGGAAACTTGGTGGGGAGATGAAAAAGCTTTAATGGAAGGTTATGCTGACCATCCTTCACAACTTGCTGAAGAAATTTTAGAAGCTGAGGACATTGGCTCATCTACTCATCGAGGAGTTTCCAAGTATCAAATTACTCAAAGCACTGCTGAAGACATGTGGGGTAATCAATTTTTAGGTTGCACTGCAGATGTAAATAAATTAACAAAGGAGGACAAAAATGAGTAACGAAGATAAAACCATTTTTGATATGGCAGGTATCGAAATTAATGAAGATACTGATTACGAAACGCTTTTAAGTGATTTTTTAAAAGCATATTCAGAGAGGATAGATTCGGAAATTAAAAATACGGAGGTAAAAGATAATGAGTGAATGCGAATTTGTTAAATATATAATCATTAAAAGATTAGACATGCTAGAAAGTACATATCGTATTGAAGGTGTTTATGATGATTATAAAGAATGTTTAAGTGACATAAGACACTTAGAAAAAATATCAAGTAACAAAGATTATATTTTTGAGATTTACTGCAAAGGCAGTGGAACTCAAATGGGTGAGTAAATTATGGGTAATAAAAAGCACAATTTTGATATTAAGATAGATAAGA